TCATCGGAGCGATCGAGCCCCCGCGATAGCCGCCTGAGCTGGTGCCTCCGTGAAGCCGGCAGCGCGTGCGACCTGGTACAGATCGTCGCTGGCAGGGCAGACCCGCCCTATTGCGCGCTCCGCATATCTTCGTCAGGCGTTGAAGCTGGCGAGTGCTCAAATCGCCCTCGGCAGCGCATCATGTCCGTCGCTGTTTCCCATTGATATCGTTCACCTATTCCGATCGGACCGAGCGGCCGATACGGTGTGGGAATCGTCCCTCGACCGGCCCGGGAGCGGGGAAAATTGGGTCCCCGAGAACAAACCGGAACCATTTTCGGCAAATCTGGTCATCTCTTCCACCGATTGCGGCCATCGTTGTCGCATCGTTGTAAGGGCCACAGCGATGGCGGGCAAGTCCGACGCACGGCAGCACCTTTACGACCTCGTGGCGGGGCCTGTTGCCCGCCGTAAGCGGGCGTTGTCAGGGCGCAGTCCGCTCAGCGCGTGCACCCTGTATAGAGTAGACTATAAGGGAAAGTGCTTTAACGCATTGATACGGCTGCAACTTTTACTCCTCTACGGGTATTGAAATTTGCGCCTGCGTGGTGTAAGTTTTGCCTTGTCGCGCAAGTTTCGAGGGCCAAAATGAACGGGGATACGCGTCTGCCTGTTTTGCGGGTTGTCGGGTTCACGAAGCGGCGGAAGCACCCCTATAGGCCGGAGAGGTTCATGATCTCGTCGTATGTCGGATTGGAGGAGTTGCTGGCGCGAACCGCCGACCGCTCCCTTGGCATGCAGGCGGTCCGTGTGTTGATCGCCATGATGGCGGAGTGTGATTATGAAAACCGGGTTCGAGGCGGCCAGAAGGATCTTGCCCGTAAGCTCGGGATGAACCAGGCGCACGTAAGCCGGGCGATCCGCACGCTGATCGACCTGGGGTTCGTCGAGAACCCGCACAACGACCGCGGCCGGTACGTCGTTAGCCCGAAAATGTGCTGGAAGGGCGATGAGGACAGCCTGCGGGCGGCGCTCTCGGAGCGCAATATGCTAGGCGCAGACGGCTTTATGCGGGCGGCATGAGCGGCGTTGCCAGGTCTGGGCCGGGCACAAAAACCATCGTAACCAGCATCGGGTTGTGCTCCTGGGCGTCGTCCCGGAGCGTGTTGCGGTAGAGCCAGCCGCCCGGCACCGCCATCCGATCGGTCCAGTCACCATCCTTGTTGGTGATCAATTCCCACTCGCTCACCGCCCCGGACTCGCCGCCGCCACCGGCACGATCGCGTAGCCCTCTTCCTCCAATCTGCGGAGGAACTCGCCGGCCTCGGTCGCCATGCGCCGCCAATTCTCGTGGTAATCGGCCTCATCGCGGGCGTGCTTGATCCACAACGCTTTCGCGATCACCTCGGCCGGGTCTTGCTTTTTGGGTGAGGAGGTTGTATCTGACATCTGTTCCTGTCCCTAGCCGGTGGAACATAGCCGATCGGGCCGTGGTTGACAACACCCCGATCAGCCCCCGAGAAAGGCCCGCTCAGTTCCCCTGTGGCGGGCCTTTCCATTGCAGTGGGAGCCTCCTCCCGCTTCAATGGGAGCCTTCTCCCGTTGTGATCGTCGCTAATCTCGGATAAACTCCCCGTATTTACAAAAGGAGAGACCGTGAGTAGCCACCGTATCGAGATAACCTTCGCTGGGGACGCGCCGGATAGCGAGCTTGAGCGCGCAAAGATCCTTGGTTCCGAGAAAGTCAGCGAAGCCATCAAGGAATTGCAGGCAATCCTCACCAGTCTTGGCCTGGATGTCATCGCCACCGCGCACAGCGTGCGGAAGATGCCGAAGCACCAGCGCCCGGGCAGACATAAACCACCCGCAATGGCGGAGCCGACCACCGGGATCGCCGCCGAATGACGCTGGATTTGACCGAGGATGAGTGGCGCGTCCTGGCGTGCCTCGCCTCCGTCGGGGTCGACGTGCTGCTGGACCGCGAGCCGTACCCGCAGATGATGGACTATCTGGAGGGGACCCCGGAGGCCGTCCGGCTGAGCCTGCGCGACAAGGTGATAATGCCGGCCGCGGCCATGTTTACGGTGGGGAATGCATGAACGCTTTCCTCGACCGCATGAACATGCGGGACATGCTGGCCTTCGTGCTGGTGCTGGCCTTTATGTCGATGGCGTTCCTCTTGGCGATCCGGGCACCCGAGTCCGATATTTTCAAGATGCTGCTGGGCGGCCTTCTCTCGACCGGGTTCGCCGGCGTCATCGCCTGGTATTTCGGGTCGTCCAGCGGCAGCGCCATGAAGGACGAGGCATTGGCGAAGACCGCGACGGCGCAGACCGAGACGATCGCCAGGACGGCGATGGCCCAGACCGACACAATCGCCGCGCAGGGCGCCGCGCTCGCCGCCGCCCCGCCGCCGACGGTCACGACCACGGTCACCGACCCCGGACCGCCGCCATTGATGACCACCACGACCAGCCCGGCCCCGCCCCCTGACCAGCCGGCGGAAAAGGAGAAGAAATGAGCGACCGTCGTTTTGTATTGCTGCGCGACGTGGTGATCCCGGCCGGCACCGTGCTGGAGCGTGCCGCCAATGAGCGCGGCGGGACCTCGGCCGTCGAGTGCGTCGTGGCACTTGGGCCGGACAGCCACGGATATTTCGTGATCGCCGCCGCCGACGGCGATGCGGCGAAGGACGCCGAGGGTTGGGTCGAGGAATGCAGACCAGCAGCCGCCTGATCCTGGGCGAGCGCGGGGCGGGGGAGGGCTCCCACTAATGTTCGACCGCACCTATATCGTTCCGGGCCGCCGCTCGGTGCATCATAGCCACGATGTCAGGGTCACGGAGAAGCGCGCCCCGACCGACGAGAGCGTGCGGCTCCTGCGCGAAATGGAGGCGGCGGCCAACGACCGGGTGCTGGAGGCGGTCCGGCTGACCGGCAACGGCTTCGAGTGCGTCGCGCAGGCGATGCGGGACGCGACGACGGGAGACATGATCCTGCGCGCCGCCTTTTCGCTGAACGGCAAGAAAATGACTGCCGAGGCGCGCGGCTACAATCTTCGGGCATATGAGCTGGTCGAAAAGCTGGTCGAGGCGGTGGCCGCCAAACTCGCCGCCGAGATCGTTGCCGCCGCGCTGCGTCCCCTCGCCGCGCAGCTGATGCGCTTGCGATGATGACCTCTAGCCGCCTGATCGAGGCCGAGCGCCGGGGCGAGCCGCGCCCCGGGCCAGACCGTCTGGCGGATGTCACGCTCACGGTGCGCGAGTGGTCCGTTGTGCTGGGCTCGCTCTCGGCGACGGCGCAGCACATGGTGCGGGCGAAGGCGGCGGGGCAATTGCCCGTGCGGATCGGCGACCAGGGCATCGTCGACGTTACCGACGTGCTGGAGGCCATCCGGCGTCAGGCGCGGATGTGAGCGCAGCCCCCGACCTCGGCGCGGTCAAGGCCGAAATCCTCCAATTGCTGACCAGCGATAAATGGTCGGCTCACCAAATCCTCTTCCGCCACCGCCACCAGTACAGCGGCATCCCGACCGTGCCGGCCGAGTTCCACCGCTTTTTGGTGGAAGACTTCTGGTCGCCGAACCCATACAGCATCGTCCTCGCCTTCCGCGGCAGCGCCAAATCCACCCTCGGCGAGGAGGACATCGTGCTGGCCGCGTGCCTGATGGCCTGGCGCAACATCGTCGTGATCTCCTCGAACGAGACCCGGGCGGCCGAGCGTCTGGCGGCGGTCGCCTACGAACTCACCACCAACCCCTTTATCGTCGACCTGTTCGGCGATCTGAAGGGCGACGCCTGGACCCAGACCAAGATCGTCACGACCACGGGGGTCTGCGTGCAGGCGATCGGCCGCGACCAGGACATCCGGGGCATCAAGCACCTCGACCACCGCCCGGACTTCATCTTCGTCGACGACGTGGAGAGCCCGGAATCGGTGCAGACCCCGGACCAGCGCCGGAAGACGCTGCGATGGTTTCTCTCCGAACTCCTGCCGGCCTGCGCCCCGGAGCGCCGGGTCAGGATCCGCGCGACCCCGATGGACGCGGAATCCCTGCCGATCAAGTTGCAGAACGAGTGGGGCTGGCCGACCAAGACGTTCCCGGTCGAGTATTTGGACGAGGAGGGGAAGCGCAAAGCCAGCTGGCCCGAGGTCTGGCCGCTCTCCAAGATCGACCGCGAGCGCCAGGGCTACGAGCGAGTCGGCGAACTGGCGGTCTGGGAGCGCGAGATGCTGTGCCGCGCCTTCGCCGAGTCGGAAGCATCCTTTACGCGAGACATGATCCGAATCGTGCCGCGGGAAAAGACCTGGGAGGCCGTCTATGCGGCCATCGACCCGGCGCGCACCGCTGGGCGGCAATCCGCGATGACCGGCTGGGCCGTCTGGTCGTGGATTCGGAACCGGCTGGTGGTGTGGGCGGCGGATGGCCAATTTCTGATGCCGGACGAGATAATTGCACTCGGGTTCGATATCTGCGAGCGCTACAACCCGGTGTGGCTGGTCGCCGAGCAGGACGGTCTGGAGCAGTTCTTGATGCAGCCGTTCCGACAGGAGATGCTGCGTCGCGGAACCGTAATCCCGCTCAAGGGGGTGCGTGCGCCCCGGGATCAGGGCAAGAACGACTTTATTAAATATGCGCTTCAGCCGTTCCTGAGCAACCGCGAGTGCGAGTTTGCCCAGCCGCTGCCGGTGCTGGCCGAACAATTACTGAACTTCCCACGCGGCCGCAACGACGTGACGAATGCTCTTGCATTCTCCGCCCTGTCGAAGCCGGGCCTGGCGATCTACGATAGCTTCGGTGCCGAGCACATCGTCCCCGACCTCGCCCATGACCCGACCCGGCCCCTCTTTCTCGTCGCCAATGCGACCGGCGCGATGACCGTCGCGGCGCTGGTGCAGCACTTCGAAGGCCGGCTCTTGCTGCTCGCCGACTGGGTGCGCGAGGGCAATCCGGGGGAGTTGGCGGGGCCTATATATAATGAAGCGGTGCTGGCGGCCGACGCGCCGCGCGATGTGCTGTTGCGCTCCCGGCCGCGATCGTGGGACGCGATGCTGAAGGCGCCGGTGCCCGACCGCCTGACGAGCCGCAACCAGCCGCCCATCTGGATCGTGCCGCCGCACCACGAGGACAAGTACACCAATGTCGGGCTGCTTCAGTCGATCCGGGCTATTCCGGCTGATCTGCGCCTTGGTGGCGCGGAGGCGGCCGGACAGGTTCATCTGCAAGATATGCTGGGCCGGATATCCCGAGGCATGCCCGCTGTCGCGGCTTCCCCCCGAGCCCGATGGCTATGTCGTGCTTGCGCGGGAGGTTATTCTCGAGCCCTTGTGCGCGGTCGCCTCCAGGACGCGCCGGAGCAGGGGCCGTACCAGCTGTTGATGGAGGCAGTCGAGAGCTTTTTGGGTTTGCAGGCCAAGGCGTTCCGCGACGGCGGCGATGAGGAAGACGGCTCCCAGCCGATGGCCGAGGATCGGTTCGGAAATCGATTCCGAACAGCAATGCCAGCTAGACGGTAGTGTGCGGGCGCGATACTATCGCGGCACGAGCCGTGCTATGCCGTGTTGAGGCCCGGATGGGTTGGCTGGGGCGCGGCAGGGTAGGGAATGGTTTCGCGGCGGTCACCGCGAGAGACGCGACATCGAATTTCACGACTTCCTCGTGGCCGGTGTTGCGATACGCAACCCCTGATTTCGCGTCCGGGCGTGACCGGCCGGCCGCGAGGGAGACTGTTATGGCGAAGAAAGCTACTGCCGAGATCGTACACCTCGGCAACCCGACGGATGGCGGCAACGACACGATCGCGCTGAGCGAGCCCTACACCGTCGAGGTGGTGATCGAGGGTTCGGCCGACATTCTGTTCCACCGCTGGAACCCGGAGGCGGTGGACGAAAAGGCGAAAGCGGCCAAGGGGAGCGCTGCAAAAAAGAGCGATAATATCGAAAGCTATGTTTATCGGAACGACGCGGGAGAGATTTGTTTGCCTGGAGAATATCTGCGCGGGGCTATAGTCGGGGCGGCGAAATTTCGCCAAGATCCGCGCTCTTCACGAAAATCTGCGATGGACCTGTTCAAGGCTGGGGTGGTGTCATTGACCCCTTTGGCTCCGATGTATTCTGCGGCAAGCCGGGGCACGGCAAGCGGCGGCAAGGCAAGCCACGGTGAGGCAGGGTGTGGCGCGGCGACCGGGTGGGATTATGAAGACAGAAGAAGAGTCGTCGTTCAGAGATCAGGCATCAATCGGACTCGCCCAGCCATGAAGGTCGGCTGGCGCGCGACATTCTTGTTGTTGGTCACGTTGCCAGAATACATCTCGCCGCAAGTATTAAATGAGGTTATTGCCACCGCTGGTAGAATAGGTGGTCTTGGGGACTTTAGACCGACGTATGGCAGATTTTCGGTCGTTTCATATCGGGTTATTGAGGATTGATCTGGTCTGCCGTGCCACGGATTGGTTTGCAGAGCTTAGGCTTGGTCGGCCCCGGATGGGTTGTGTAGGGTTTGGTACGGGGCAGCAATGCCCGGCATGGACGGGTGAGGCGTGGAGCGGCTGGCCGCGGCGCGGTCTGTCTCGGCACGGCGCGGAGGGGTCTGGCGCGGCAGGGTTAGGCCGGATTCGGCACGCTGTGGGGCGGCTTGGTATGGCAAGCTCGGGGTAGGCATGGCCTGGCGCGGCTGGCTCTGGTATGGTGCCGGTTCAGGACGGCGATGCCGGCGAGGAGATAGGGGATGCGGATCGGATTGTGGCGCGGCATCCTGTTCGTGAATGAGGCGATTGTTGGCAACCGGCACCAACGCCGGCGCCGGGACAAGATGAATCGGAGGTAGACGATGGCACGGTCCCATGACGACAGGCCCGCCGACGCACCGAAGCCCGCCGACAGGTCAAATCCGCCGGGCGCCGGAGCCCCCTCGCCGGGTGCTCTGACCGCCGACGAGCAGGGCCGGCTGCGCGAATTGAACGCCAAGGGCCATTTCACTGACGAAGAAAAGGCCGAACTCGACGCCCTCCAGGCCCGCAACGTGCCGCAGTCCGCCGCCGTCACCGACCGCATTCAGCGCGACCTCTCGCCCGACCGCGCCCCGGCGCCGCTGGTCGACATGCCGAAGGATGACGCCAACCGGCTGCGCGATCTCAGGGTCGCCAACGAACTGGGCCGCCTCTCGGATGGCGAGCGGGCCGAGATGGGCACCCTGTCGATGGCTGAATCGGAGGCTGCCGGCCACGTCATGTCGCCCGACTCGCCGGAGACCGAGGATGACGGTTCCTGGGTCATCGACGAACTCCTCGGCATGATCGAGGCGATGGTCGACCTGACCCCGGCCTATCGCAACATCGGCCTCCGGGTGAGGACGATGCGCGCCCGGCTGGAGGAGGCGCGCCACCCGGCGCAGGACGACGAGGCGGCGGCCCGTACCCGTAGGGGCTGATGTCCGACCTGCCCGCGATCGCCCCGCCGCCGGAACGCGAGACCGTCGATCGCGACCAGGATTTGCTGGGGCGGCAGCCGCGCGGCGGCGCCTCCCCGAAATCCGGCATCCGCGCCCACCTCGACGACCTGTTCGACGACATAAAGCGCGGCTTCGACGACCAAGAAGACCGCTCCGACGACATCCAGGATTATTGGGACTGCTACAACTGCGAGGCGAACCAGCACCGTTACTACAACGGTATCGCCAACATCTATTTCCCGATCATCCACGATGCCGTCGAGGCGCTCGTCACCCGCTACGTGAACCAGTTGTTCCCGCAGGGCGGTCGCTACGTGCAGGCGATCAGCGCCGACGGCGACACCGAATCAGCGCTGGTCGCGATCCTCGACCACTATATCCGCCAGGGTAGCGTCAAGACCCAGGTCGCGGAGCCGCTGGTCAGGAACGGCCAGGTCGAGGGGCAATACAGCCTCTACGTAGACTGGGCCGAGGTCGAGCGGCAGATTGTTTCACGTGAAACACACGGCCCCATTGACCCCGAGACCGGCCAGGAAATGCCGGGCGAGGAGATCGAGGACATCACCGAGGAGACCATCATCGAGGGCTACCCGGTCCTCGAGGTGTTGCACGACCCCGACGTTCTGATATTGCCGGCCACCGCCGACACGGTGCAGGAGGCGCTCTCCTGCGGCGGCTCCGTCACGATCGTGCGCCGCTGGTCCAAGGACAAGATCCGGGCGATGGCGCGGGCCGGCAACATCCGCGAGGACGAGGCGGACAAGCTGACTGCCGAGATGAGCCGGGTCGGCGAGGAGGAGCGCAACACCGAGCGCCATATCCTCGAGCAGGTCGGCATCCGCGACGAGGGGCGGATGGCGCAGGTCTGGGAAGTCTGGGCGATGCTGCCGCTGGGCAAATCCGGGCGCTACGCCGAGGACGGCAGGAAGCGCCTCTGCCGCATCTTCTTCGGCCCGAAGCGCTGCCAGCTTGGCGCCAAGCGCAACCCCTACTGGAACGACCGCTGCCCCCTGATTTCGCGCCCGGTGAAGAAGATGGCCGGCGCCGCCAAGGGTCCGAGCCCGATCAAGTACGTCGAGAGCCTGCAATATGAAGCGAACGATGCGGTTAACGAGGGGGCGGATGCCGCAACACTTTCCGCCGCCCCGATTGTTGCGCGTGACCCCGAAAAAGTCGACGGCCCACTCGTATACAATGTGGGTGCCGTCTGGGATGCGCCGCCCGGCAGCGTGGAGCTTCTCACGTTCCCTGATCTCACGCCGCGCGCGGCCACCCGCGTTCAAATGGCGCTACAGGCGATATTCCAGAACCTGAACGTCAACCCCTCGATGCTGCCGTCCTCATCCTCGCGCACGACGCAGCCGACCCAGGCGCAGATCGCACAGGAGCAGGCGGTCGATTTGCTGACGACGGCGATGGGCGTCTCGACCCTGGAGGATGTGTTGACCGAGGCGGTCGCCTGGATCGTCGACCTCGACTACCAGTTCCGCGACCGCGACA